CAAACAAAAAAACCGCAAGCCTGAGCCTGCGGTTAGTGTACTATATTTTTGATTATTTTCAGTAAATATAATTTATTCCACTGTACCCCATAGAGTGATACGGTTGCTAGCCTCATCAGTTTGTCCGATTGCCATGTAGTTTCGGTTCCCAGACGCGCCAATAAAGCTGATCCAACGATAGCCGTTAGCTGAACCTTTAGAGTCGTAATGGACGGTTTCACCTGCTTCATAGACTGCCACGACTTCTCCATAAGTGTCAGGAGAACGTCGGACATTGATTGGATCATCTCCGATCGTAAACGTGCCATCTTCTTCCTCAAATTCAGATGAAATAACACTTGCTTCATCCTCCTCCTCGTCATCAGGTGGCACAATGTAGCCCACAATCGAATCAACAGATCGCTCGTTGTAGCGGCAAGGACCACCGACTTCGAGGTAGTCCCAGTTGCCATCGATATTCTGCTCAATCGTCTTGATTGTATCCCCATCTGAATCTTCATAGACAAGACCAGTGTGACCGTAATTCACTCCATCACCTGCAACGAAGTTCTTGACGAAGAACCAGCCAGCTTTTGGATATTGAGCACCATAGACGACTTGCAAGCCTTGGTTCTCAGCTGACTCAAGTAAGTCAATAGCGTTACCCCAAAGACTGATTCCGTACCAATTACGTATTCCAAAACAAGGCACGTCGGCACATTGGAAACGATAGGCTCCATCATTGTCCACTCCATCACCACTGTTCGCTTTATCAATAAAGAATTGAATCATTTCTTGTTTCTTAGACATTTGCATCATCTCCTTTCGGCGCTTCATACTCAAGCGCTTGCGTACTGTCAGACAATCCTGATGTGGTAGGGTCAGAAACGACCCCAACCAAAACAAGCAATGTAAGAGCTGTATTAGCTACATCATTGATGTTGTCAGGCAATTTAAAGCCTAGTTGTTGCGCTAGCAAGATTGCTGTAGCAACGATAGCAGCAAGAGTCGCCTTATTCTTAAAGCGTAGTTTCCAGTTAATTTTCATGTTAATTCCTCACTTCTAAATTTACATATTTATTGTAGAGGCTATCGATGTATCCATTGCCTCCTAGTTTCTTGTAGCTGCCGTGCATTTTATGCACAATGTCAGACTCATGAATCGTGGTATATCCACGATTGATTGCAGTAGTCATGTCTCTTTCAAGTCTCAGATACATTGTGACTAGATGAGCCTCATCATGGACTACTAGCTTATCGTTAACCTCGCTGATTTTTTTATTATTATCCTCTCCCACTACTCGGATGTCGTTTACTGACGTTTGGATAGTGCCTAGCTCGTCTTTCAACTCATGAAATTGTTGTTTATTCAAGTTTCCTGACTTACTAGCACGCATACCAAACCAACCAGTGGCGATGACTCCGATAGTAGGGGCAAGTTGAGCGATAGCGTGTATCATTTTTTCAAAGATTTCAACCCATGTCATACCCTCCCCCTTGTCTAATCGATACGAGGCATGACCACAGTAAGCACACCTTGCTGAAGCATCTCAGCAAGAGCCTGGTCCTTGTATGTATAGCCCTCATTAGCCTGCATCTGGAACTTAAAGATAGTCTTGGTTCCACTTGGCCATTTGGGATTGGTATCAAATGGATAAGCGCCTGAGATGATGTCTCCGTTTGAGTAGCGTGTGCTCTTCACAAGTGGCTTGATGAAATTTGCTACTTTTCCATAAGCAAAAGTAGGCATACCTCCATTTTGAGATACTGACAAAGCGATCATGATCTCAAGGATCTCTGAGGCCGCATCAAGGTTTTCCTTGTTCTCTACGGTCGCTTGCTCCACCTTGACAGCCATTTCTTTGTTTTGTTTTAGTTGCTCATCCACCTTGCTGAATTTTTCGGTTTCTGCTCGGTTTGGGAAGTTTTCCTGATACAAAACTTCAAGAGCCATTTCAAACAGCTCTGTATTTGACAAACCGATTTTGTCAGCTGGCAAAAAGACAGGTACATAAGCACCGTCTGAGTTAACCAGCGTGATTTTGGTGGTGGACGCTGTTCCGCTAGCGTCGTATTCTTGTGATTTTGAGCCATATTCTAGTTTCATGCTTTCTCCTTTAAATTTTAAATGAAACATTATCAAAGTTGAGCCAAGTAGCGTCAACGTTATTTTTTACAACTATTTCTCCCGACGTTAAAATGCATAAAACCGCGACTGTAAAATCATCGTTGAGCGCAAAAACGTAAGTTGAATGTAACGGTCTAAATCCCACTGGTAATTGAGCTATAACCGTTCCATAAGCTGTCTTCCCTTTCGCCCCAACTCCACGCAAATACACCACTCCATCGAACGACTTAGAATATTGTACATTATTGTACTGTTGATGATGTTGCCACCCATTTTGTAGAGTTATGTTTTTCCAAGGAGTCGGATCGCTTTCTGATTTTAGCAGAGCTACATAGTCAGAGTTGTTAGTGGATTTTGATTGTTGCACTAGATAGCGCCACGGTCTCCAGTTGTTATCAAAGCCATTCTCCCTAACTGCCATATATCCAAATGACGTAGTAAAACGTTGAATACATTCCTGAGAATTAGGGTTAGGTCTGAATACTTCTAACATTCCCCAAGCGCCAAAAGGATTGTTGGGAGAAGTTCCGTCTATCCACCAAAAGCCAGTATCTTTCATACTGTTAAAATCCTGTTTGATAATCTTTCCACATCCATTACCATCCGTTAGCTGGTATTGCTGAATGGGCTTGTTGTTAGCAAAGATGTCCCCTTTTACATCAAGGGCGCCTTGCTCACGGATTTTATTGACCCCAACTCCTGACCTGTCATAAGACAAGACTACGCTCTCTGTGGCCACGTTGACCATGAACTCAGTACGTGTGAATTTATCCTCAAGCGTACCGATTACAACCCACGATTGATTGGCTAGATAATTACCTGCAAGATTAGCTTGAGAGTTGACTAGACTTGAGATACTAGTCCAGGATCCAGTGGCTGGTCCTGTGTCTACTTGAAAGTTAGTAGTTCCAAGCCTTGCAACCTTGAATGTCAGGGTCATTGAGTTCTTTTGACTGCCCGAGACAGCCAGAGGGGCGATCTTGGCATTTCGTGTGACCGTCAACGTGCTAGAGGTTGAGCCTGTTCTGGCTATGCTAAAGCTAAGAGCAGGAGCAAAATACTCAAGTACGGTTACAGACATCTCTTTAGTATCCGACCAACGGCCACGGCTATCAGACACGCTAGCTCTGATTTTGATTGTGCCGTGATAATTCATAATGCCAAGACTGCCACCGTTTGAACTTGTGGACTGGTTTTTGCCAACGATTTCAGCATAGTATCCAGTGATAGACGAGCCGTAGGAGCCGACTGCGCCATTAAACGCTACTTTGATGTTGGAGATTACCTGAATGAACGTGTTACCGCTTGGGATAAGGTTCTGAGCAGCACCGTTCAAGTCTGACAAGGAAACTCCTGTAAATGTGGGTTTTACATTTGCTGGCACGCTTGCCGTGAATGTAGTGGACTGTGTTCCAGTCTTGGTAGAGCCTGAGTAGGTATCTACATAGACTGTCCCAGTCCCACTTGCTGAGTTGGGAATGTCATTGGCAAAGTCAAGAGGGATCGTCCAGCTAGTAGATGTGTCTACATTCGTTGCAATCGTTCCTGACTTGCCAGCCCAGGCATAGCGCACTGTATGCTTAAAACTGGAGCTTTGGCGGTTGATGCTGATAGTAACCGAACTACCAATAACTCCAGCGCTCACGCTTACAGAGCTAGAGCGTGGTATAGTCGTCAGGCTAAGGCTTGCTGATACTGTGATAGTTCCATGCAGTCCGTTGTTTGGATTAAACGTACAAGAAATAGGGAGCGTTTTAGTTCCATCTGCATTGTGTGAGATGGTACTTGAACCACTAGCCAGCGTGTACTCCTCGCCTGATGTCTCCCACGTCGGATAACTGTAATGCACATTTTGACCATCTAAGCTAAGAGATAACGTACTATCTCCCTGCTTATTGCGAGTATAATAAGCACCTGTACGACTAACTGTCATTCGCCAGTTGACGGTTGAGGTGTTAGCTGTGATACTCTGAGAGCCCTGCTCAATGTAGACATTGAGATACAAGTTCCCACTTGAACTACTAAATTTAGCCATATTTCCTCCTTTTAACCTACATATCGAATGACATTCATGTCAGGGTTTAGATAATACTGTTCTTCTCTAAATCGTCCAATCTGGATTGTTTTAGAGAAAATACCGTTTTCGATAAACAACGTCCCTTGTGATATGTACATAACTTCGTTACCAGCTGAGAATATTGAAAACCTATCACTACTCATCTTTGCACAAGTATTCCCATTCTGTTCCCCAAAGACAATTCCTTCATTCCCAACTTGAAAATATTTATCAAGAAAATTCCAACGTTCAGCCATGTCTTGTAGATTTCTGACATTTTCTACCAAACGCTGGCTGAGAGAAGCTAAATCTTTCTCTGACTGAGCTTTATCATTATCATTTTGCAATGTATAACTCTTATACTCTGCAATTATTTGGTTTAAAATACTAAGGCTAGCTTTAGCCTCAAGCTCAGCCTGGATAATTCCAGCTTTCTCATTTAGGGCGTTGAGTTGCTCCTGAGTTAGTGCTTGGTCAGCTTTAGAGTCTATATCCCTCTGAACATCTTCGGGAGCTTCTGAAAAGTCTGTAGAGACTGTTCCTACCTCTACTTTTGGAAAGGCAATCCAAACAGTAGCAGCAGTAAAAACATGTAAAATCAGCTCATTAGTTGCATTTGAGTTTTCTTTTTTCGTCAACTCAATGTCATAAAATTTCCAATCCGTAGTCAGCGAGACACCTTGCATAGTATTTCTATACCCTGCTCTAGCTTGAAAATTCGTATTATTGACAGTAGATTTTGCCCAAAAACTGAAACGAACAGATTTATTTTTCATCTCGTCAGCGGTGCCCAAACGTGTATCCCCACCGGTTCTAAACGTAACTTTTTGATTAGTCGCCTTACCGTTATAAGTAGATACAATTTTCAAAGTATTAGCTCCTCTGAATTTGCTAGTAGTATCTATGCTCAAAGTGAGCTGTCCTTGCGTTTGCTCCTGACTATCATCTAAAAAGTAAGTTGAGTATCGCTCTCTTAGACTACGTTTGAATAGTGAATTAAGAAAGAGATTTCTTCCACCAACCTCAACTTTAGCCCAACGATCAACCCATTTGTACTTCGTTTTATCTGAGCTGTCAGGTTTCTCATAATCTGAATAATGACCAAAATAACGCTGTCCGTTATCTGTCATTGTTAAACCAGAACCATCCGCATTGTCAGAATAAGCAAAGTGAACATAAGGTGTTCTTCCATCTGCTCCTGGTTTACCTGGTAGCCCATCAGCGCCATCACGACCACGCCATCTCGTCCAGCGATAGTCAGCAGGGTTGACGCTGTCAGTTGAATTGAAATCAACATAGACCCCTATATAGGCCTTGTCGGCGTTTGTCTGGCTAAATCCACTACCTGAGATAGTATCGGCGTAGGCAATGTGAGTGTACTTTGTACGGCCGTCGGCGCCTTTAGGGCCAGGGATACCTTGGTCACCTTTTTGACCTTGGAGTCCTTGTAAACCACGTTCTCCACGCTCACCTTTCTCCCCTCGGTCTCCTTTAGGACCTATTGCTCCCTGTGGTCCAGGGTCACCTTTCGGTCCTGTGTCCCCCTTTTGACCTTGCAGGCCATCAGACGTATTGATAAGAGTCAACTGCTCGGACGCTACCTCTTTGTTATCAACCCATGCAGAAACAGTCAAAACCATCTTTTGGTTGATGTCGGCAGCCCTCACGATGTAACTAGAGCTTGTAGCCTTGATTACACCATCCA